TTTTGTTATATTTCCGCTAAATAATATTTCGTCTTCATAACGTAAACGAATATTTCGTCCGGCTCTAACTTTATAATCTGTTAAGGGGTTAGCCGCGTTTTTAACCCTACATGAAAATAGACCTACTGAAACGCTAGAACTAGCACCTTCGCGGGTTTCCCCTCTGTCTAATGTAATAGATGTGCTTGTGTCTATATAGTCTACCCATTGCCAGTCATCATGTGTATTTGTTAATGGGTCGCCAAATTTTGATAAACCAAAACGGAATGCATCGCCGCCAAAACTATCGCCAAAAACTGACACACCAAAAATAAAGCCACCTGTTGGCGCATAAACTTCAGTATGTAAATTATCTATCGGACGTTCTATTGTTGGCATTGTTTATCTTCCATCATAAGATTGGTATTCTGCTAATGATTTTGCTATTACTCGCCCATTTTCAGGTGTTGGCGTTAGCATTTGCGCATTTACAGTGTTATATATTTTTACTACTTGTCCGGGTGCGGCTTGTCCTGCGCCATCTATTGTTAATGTCGCGGCGTTTGCCATATTGCGCATAGCTGTTTTTATTGGGTCTACATTGTCTAAACCTTGTATAAACCCTTGTACTACGTTTTTACCATATTCTTTGAATACTTTCGAAGGTGAACTAATACCTAAAGCTGATTTAAATGCGCCCTTTATCCATCCGGGAACTTTATCTAAAAAGAAGTCGCCAATTTTCTTTAATAGTGAACCTGCGCCATCTAATAGCCCTTGTATTAAGTCTTTACCTTTCTCATATAGCACCTTCCCTAGATCGCCTAGTGCGCTAACAATTTTACTTGGAAGGTCTTTTAGCCAATTTGTTAGACCTTCCATTAGATCGCCGCCGGTTGTAACCGCCCAATTAAATGCGCCTTTAATACCTTTGACAATTAGGTCGCCTAGTTTTGATGGTAGGGTTACAAATATTAGTTTAAATAGTGAGACAAATGCATCGCCGACAAACCCAGCTACTTCGCCCCAGTCCACATTAGTGATAAATTTCCAAGCTGACTTTATACCATCCCAAGTGATACTAAATATTTTTTGAGGTAATGTAATATAGATAAGTTTGAATAGCCCGAGTAAGGCTTCGCCGACTGTTATGGCTACTTCGCCCCAGTCCACATTAGCGATAAAATTCCAAGCTGACTTTATACCTGACCATATTACTTCAAATAGTTTGACTGGTAAATCTATAAATATCAATTCGAATAGTGCTAAAAAGCCTTCGCCAAATTTTATTGCTACTTCGCCCCAGTCCACATCAGCTAGAAGGTCGCCAAGTGCGCTAAAAGCACCCATAACAAATTTTATTATGCCTTCAGGTAAGTCTACAAATACTAGTTTTAGTTCGCCAAGTAATGCGTTCCCTATACCGGCGGCAACTTTCCCCCAGTCCACATTAGCCAATAGTTTCCCAATATCGACTAGTAAATCTAATATAAAAGCAAATACGGCTTTCCAGTCGATATTAGATAATATGCGCCCTAGACTTCTAAAGCCTTCGCCTAACAAATTACCTAGTTTTAATATTAGACCGCCCCAGTCAATACCACCTAAAAATTCGAAAATAACATCTTTTAGTTTTGTTAGTTGCTCTAATACTGTTCTACTTACTTCGCCCCAGTCAATATTTTTTAAAGCATCGGTTAGTGCGCCTATACCTTCGCCAAGCACATTAGATAAATTTGAGCCGATATTTTTTAGGCTTTCGCCAATATTTCCTAAGTCAAAATCTTTAAAAGCACCTACCAAGCCATCTATGGCTTTGCGCACCGGTTCGCTAGTTTTATATAGATAGACAAACCCAGCGGCAACTAGAGCGATACCACCTATTATAAGTCCTATTGGTGAGAGTAAAAAGCCAAATGCAACTGTTAGCGCACCTACTATTGTTGTTATTGGACCAATTGCGGCGAGTACGCCAGCACCTACTAATATAATATTTTTCATTTGCGGCGATAGACCATTAAATCCGCTAATAAGTTTGCCGACTACTCCAAAAAGTTTTGTGGCAACTGGTAACAAGCCCTGCCCTATACCAGCTTTCGCGTTCTCAAATTCCGCCGATAATATTCTTTGGCGATTCGCCGCCCCGTCCGCTGTTCTAGCAAAGTCGCCTTGTGCTAATGCGCTGTCTTTCATTATAAGTGAATAGGACGCTTGAGATTTCGCCGCCGGGTCTAAAGCATCTTTAGTTGATTTTATTAAGCCTAAACTAAAGGCTTCCTCTTTAAGTCTCGCATCCGATATTGCTATACCAAATTTTTTGAGCGGTTCAGTCTCTCCACTAAGTCCGCTTCGTAAAGCTAATAATGCATCGTCTGTTGAAGTGTTATTAAATGAAGCTAAATCCGATGCTAATTCTACTAGCGAAGTTGACATTTTTGTCGCCGCACCCTGATTTACTCCAAATGCTTGGAATAGATTTCCATAACTTCCAGCGGCTTCGAGTGCCGCTTGTTGTGATAGCCCCATAGATTGAGCCGATGTTTTAGACCACTTAACTACGCTAGTTGACATGTCGTCAAATACCACGTTTACTTTAGATAAAGATTCTTCCATATTTGAAGCGGAATCGAATACTTGTTTAGCACCAAATGCAATAGGTGCTGTTAAACCTAAAGTCATTTTTGCGCCAAGACCCATTAGGTCTTTACCAAACCCAGTTATTTTTGTAGACAAGCCAGATAGTCCGGTTTCAATTTCACTTGTACCGGACTTAAAGCCACTATTGTTCATTTCAGTGGAAATGACAATTCTACTTTTACCCATTTACTGGCAACCCTTCTATGTCTACTATATTATCGTCGTCTTCTATATTGTTAGATTCGTTTTGTTCTTCGAATACCACTTCGAAGGCTTCATATTCTGCATATTTCATGTCAGAATATGTTTTTGGTGACCATCCTAGTTTTATACAATATAGTGCTTGCTCAATTCTTCGTCTTGGTGTTTTAATTTGGAGACTGGTACTTTTGGGAGATCGTAATTCTCTGCGATAAGGTCGCTATTTTGTTTAAGTGTATTACTTCTAACTTCCGCCCAAGATAGGTTAGGTGTGCTACGGCGACCAAGTACCAATGCAACCGCCGCAATAAATAGTGCTTTTGGCTGTCCTGGTATCTCTAAAGCATCTATTGAAACGCGTGAAATGGCTTCGATAAAATCGACTTCGTCCATATCAAGTGTTGGTATTACATCTTGAATTTTTACCTCTTTTACAGTTTTTTCTGCTTTAGGTTTTCTGTCTTGTGGTTTTTTTGTTGTTGCCATCTCTAGCCCTCTCCTAAGTTGTATTTATTTATTAGCTGTGCTAATCCTTGATCGTAGTGGTCTACTATTTCGTCTTCCGATTTGTCCGCCGCTATCATTAAAAATGGGTTTGCTTTTATATGTTTAGTTCCATATTCTATAAAGGTTGAGTACCATCCTTTAGTTTTTTGACCTACTGATACTTTCGCTTTTTTAGCTTGGCTTGCCACTTTTAAAGTCATTGCCATATTTCCCTCATCCGCTGGTATGTTTACTTTTTTAGCAATAATTACACCGGCTTCAAAGTTAAGGGTTTTTAGATCATCGGTTTCAACACCTAATGCTCTTAGCCTTGTTAGGGTTTCGGTGAGTCCCTCAATTTTTATTGAAGACCCACCAGTCGCCCCGTCCGCCGCTAACCCTTTGACCATTGTTTACGGCGTTCTATCTAGTGTTGGTGTGCCAACAATATCTAAACGCATTGTAAATGTTTGTTGTTTTTTGCGTCCAGCTTCGCCGCCAAGTTCAGGCGGTGCGGTTACTGTTAAATTTCCTAACACATGCGGCTGGTTTGTGCTTGGTGAAGCGTTTCCATGTACTGCATATTGAAATGGAACTTCCACGCCTACATTGTCATAGCAAAATGACCAAAACGAGTTTGCGTCTGTTGACTGAACCGCTGTTACTTCAAAAAAGTATTTTTTAACATCGCCTGCGTTAGCGTCAAAAAATGTTACTACTGTATCGCCATCGTCTTCATTTTTTAAAACACAGCTAATTGTGTCTTGCCAATAATCGTCACCGTCGATTTCGATGCCTAATTGTTTACCATAAATTCTGGTACTACTTGCCATATTATTCTCCTTGTATTATAAATGCGCCTTCTATAACGCATGATAGGGTTTTTGTCTGATTATATTCGACTGGTAAAGGTTGACTAGTTGTGTTACTTATCCAGCCGTCTAATTCGCTTAATTTGTTTATTACTATTGGTATTTTTTTAAATAATTCTTTTTGTATATTTTCATTACTTCGACTTGCGCCGCCGACTATCCATACGTTTAGATTTAAAGAATACTCATTATATCCAGTATCATTATTTTCATTTATTAGCTCATTTCCGCTTGTTATAATAACGCATGGAAATACTGGTTTAGCTGGTATGTGGTCATAAATTTTACCTAAATTCTGATCTTCTAATTTTGTTTTTAGAACACCTATTTGGGTTAAAATTATATTTGTATCCATTATGCTATCCCAGGACTAATATTTCGCAATAAAGGCATTGCCGCTATTAACGGGTCTCTAGCTACTCTTATAGGGTTACTATTAACGTCTGAAAATTGGCTAATACCTCCCGGTGCATCTCTTTGTGAATAAAGTTCCGCACCGGTTTTAAGGATTGCTAGGTCTCTTATCTCGTCTTGTACATAATTGTTGCCAATATATTTATTGACTAAAACAGTCGCGTCGTCAAAACATCGTTCTACAAATGTGTCGTCGTCGTCGTCTGTTTTTATATAAGATTTTAGGGTTTCCCAAGTATCAGCCATTTTTAGTTACCTATAATGTAAGTTCAATTGGAACTACACCCTTCGGAATTTCAGTTGCAATTGCCGCGTAGAAGTATAAAGCAAAATCTTTAGATAGATTTACTATATTCTCGTCTGTCAATTGTGTTATACCTGAGCTACGGAAACGAATCGCATCCTTGTTTACAAGTGCCATATTGTTAGTAGGTGTTGAAGCTGGGTTATATGACCAGTTAGGATCGCAAATTACTTGAATACCTGCTAGTCTTCCGGAAATACCGGCGAGACTTAAAGTACCAATATTGTTTACGCCTGCGCCATCTAACAACATTTGGCTTCGACCATCCGCCGCTACCATGTTTTTTAGTACTTTAAATGATGGCTTGTCTACGATTAGAGCATCTGCGCCTAGACCTTCGTCAAGTAGTAGGTCTACTGCGTCGATAATTCCATCTGTGATTTCTTCCCAGCTAGTTTCATCTGCAATAGTTACTTTGCGGCTTGCTGTTACTTGTGCCGCTAATGCAACTTCTAAAGCTGTGCGCATACGAGTGTTAATTCGTTTACCTGCTCTTAATGCCATTGCTCTTAGTAGTGTGTCTAGGTAAGGTACGCTAGAGCGTTCTATAGCTTGGCGACTTAGTCTTGAATAACCTCCATAAGTGATTACAGGTGCGCTTTTTACTTCTACGTCTACATATCCATAGTCAAGATCGTCACCCTCTGCGCTTTGCTCGTCTACTACTGTCGCATCTGATGCTAAAGCACCATATTCAACTGTCATACCTTCGCCTGGTAGTGTACCAGTTGAAAATGCATTTAATAAGATTGCTGGTTCGTTTACTAATCTAGTAAGGTCGCCTGCCCATCCTGGTAGAGATATTGAAGTAGCTATAACGCCTTCTGTTGGAAACGCACGTTTACGAATTTCCTCTCCGGCGGCAACTAGATCACTATTTGATCTTTTTAATAGATTTTCGTAGCTTGTTACTGTCGCGTCGTCGCCTTTAGCTAGATCACGAAAAAACTCGCCCGGTGAGCGTGTATCTATTTGCGGTGTTGATCTTGTCAAAACTGCGCTTGAGATTTCGCCGCGTAGGTCTCGCATAGAATTAGTAAATTCTGCGCGTGTTAATAGATTTTCGTTAGTAGGTGTTGTAGGTGCTTGTGCGCCTGCATCGCCATTATTTTCTGGATTATCGTTTTGACTTTCGTCCATTTTTGTCTCCTTTATTGGGTTTGATCTTACATAAGCAATTTCGGTCTTTAAGTGTTGTGGTGAACCAGTAACACTTATTTCCTTTACTAAGGCTTTAGTATGCCTATATACATTACGTGCTTTGTCATATACAGTAGTAAGTGAATTTTCTACCATACCTATTGAAAAAGCGTGTTTTTTGCCTTCTTTTATTTCCTTGCGGACTCGTGCGCCTGCATCGGTTTTGTCTATTTGTAGTTCTACATCCCAGCCATCGTTAGTTGTATCTGAGCGTGTTAATAGTCCTACATCTTGACCATGTTCGTCGCGTAGTATAGCACCGCTTGCTGGTATCATAATGCTATTTGGCGCAAATTCTTCTAAATATTCTGCTTTGATTTGTCCGGTGTTACTGTCAAAATCTTTTACTAGGGAAGGTGTATCCCAATTTATTGCGCGTCCGCCGACTGCCCAATAGTCTTTATTATCTCTTATATATAAATTATCTATCTCTATTTGTGCCATATTATTCTCCAATACCCTCAAAAAACTCTAGTAGAACTGTTTTTATTTTTGCTATAGAATTAGTTGATGAGTCTTCTAATTTTTCTTTTGCTTGTTGTATCGCTGACAAAGTTATAGTCACTTCGTCGTCCGGAATTTCGTCTTCTATACCGTCGTCTATTACTTCTATTAGTTCGCCTTCAAAATATATTTCGTTTCGCATTATGCCGACCGCCTAACCCATATATGCGGCGGTGTAACACCTGCGTCTGATCTTGTTATTGATGCAACCGCCGGGTTGTTAGTAAGTGCGCCTGTCATTGTGAATAGTTCGTAAGGTAACATGTTGTTACTTGCTTGCGGTGCGGACTCTCCGGCGGTTGCGGTTGTTGTTGATGCGCCTGCAAATGTCGGGTTACTTCCAGCGGTGTCTAGGTTTTGAAATGACAAAGCCGCGTGGTAAATTCCCGGTGTTAATTGTACTTGTGTAAATGTTAATGTTTTTAAACCGGTGGCATTTATTGAAGCTGTCCCTGCGTCAACTATTAGAGTGCCTGGTCTACCGTCGCCATCGTCTGCATAAATTCCAAGTCTCACAACTGCGCTTGCGCCGGCATTTGCGCCGACTACATAAATAGCTAATGCATCCACTGAAATAGTGTCGCTAATAATAAAGGGTGTAGTTCGCATTTTACCTGTTGAGTTTAGAGCGGTACTTGATAGGTTTCCTGCGCCATAGCCATAACCTATATGTCTAGTTGTTAATAAATATTTATTAACCGCTATTGATACTGGAAACATTTTTCTTGCGGCTAATTTAGAGTCTATTTCCGATTCTGTATAATATAAGTCGTCGTGATTATGTGTTGAAGGTGGGAAGGTTGCCGGCTTGTCTTCTAGATCATTCCATGAGCTAACACCGCCTCCGCCGCCTTCGTTTACTGTGCGTTCTAAGGTTAGTGTTACATTTATTTCGCTAGGTGATAGAGTGGCTATAAATTCTTCCGCCATTTTAGTCCCCTGTGTCCGCTGTATCTCTAGGTGTGATTATAAATACGCCATCCGCACTAGTACCTAAAATATCTCCGTTCGCTGGTTTTACTGTTATACCATAGCCATAGCGTCCAGGTGCGGTTGCGTCTGTATCGTCCGGGTTTATTGTATCGGTAAATGTTCTACCGGTGTGTGTTGTTATTGTTTTTTTAAATATTGCTTGGCTGTCATCGTCGAATTGTGATCTCATTACTTCACGCGGTTTTACTGTAAAAAAAACAGTTGCGCCGACTGGGTCGATACTATCAGGAATTACTACTGTTATTGTTGAAGTTGTGCCACGTTTATATGTTAGGGGTTGCGGTTGCGCCATTAGTTCCCCCTTCTAATTTTGATAATATTTCCGGCGTATTATCTCGGTCTTCAATATCTCTTACTTCCTCTTGTGTTAAAAATGGTTTGTTACCAGTTGCAATTGCATGTGCTTGGTATCTTGTAAGTGTATCTGATCTTAATAATGCGTCCACATTAAATTTAATGTCTATATTTAAACCTAATAGGTTTGCTATAAAAGTTAATTCTTCCTCTATTGGTAGTAGGTATGTCATTAACCCAAAACGTGCGTAGCCTATCCAGTCCTGTTCTATGTTCGCATATACTTGGCTATTGCCTTCTAAACTTATTAACATTAGTGAAGCTGGTGCGGTGGTCATTCTTACTTGTTGTATCGCGTCAAATTTTTGAACTTCGACCCATTGCAATTCTTCCGGTTTCAAATATAGTGGTTTAAATTCTGTTGACTGTCCTAGTACGGCGATGCCTTCCGTTCCTTTAGTTGCTTGCGCCCAGCGGTCTTTTAAATCTTTTGCGGTGTCGGCGTCAATATCAAATGCGCTTTGTAAATAGCCTTCTAATGGAATTGTATTTTCTTGCAACCATCGTCGTGTGTAGTTGCGTGTGTCGTAAATTCCGCGTAGTTCAATATTTGCCGCTTTTATTGGTGATAAACCGAGTGGCATTTCGTCAATTTCGATATATTTTAAATGCGATATTTGATGTGGTAAATATTTTGTTGTGTTGTAAATGTAACCGGTTATTTCGGTAGGATCGTCTTCACGCGTTTCGATAATAACATTATTAGGGTCTAATGGTTTTAAACTTAAAAATTTTCCGTTTGCATCATATTGAATTAAACGATAAGCATTTCCATGTCTAAAAAGTGTTGAAATTGTACGTGCTAAATATTCGTCAAATGAATATTTTAAAACCGGTTTTGTTATCTCTATTGGAAGATCGTTTTTAGTTACTCTTTTATTTTTTGTGTTATCAAACCCATAGATTGAACATTGTTTAGCGGCGGTTTGATGTATTTGTATCCCTCGAGTAATTATAGATAAAGTTTGTGCTTGGTCGGCTGTAATTGTTTTAGTTGCGTTTGATCTAGAAGGTGGTTTTGTGCCTTCGGTTTGCGGTGTGGCACGTTTTAGAAGTTCCATTTCATCTTGTAAAATTTGATTAGAACTTCTATTAAATAATCCCATTGAAAAATAATATAGCACATATTATTGTTAGAAGTTAGTATATCGCAGAATTTTTTTTCTTTATGGTTTCGGCGGCGTAAACACCTAAAGCAGTTGCGTAAACTGAGTCGATTTCGTTAGCACCTTCTGCCCTTCCAATAGTGAAACTGTCGCCGCGTGTTTTGCTAACACATCCGGGAAGTTGATCGGTTAATAGTTCGTCGCCGGCGTGTTCTATCTCGCCTGTTTTTATTTTTGCGTAGAATACTGAGCAGGCTTGTGCTATTTCGCTAGAACTGTAAGCATAATGGTTTGATGAGCCTTTATTTTTTAGCCATTTTGTTAGATTTTTGAAACGTGTACTGTCATAAACTATTGCTAGTGGCTTGTGCTTTCGTAGTTCTAAACATATTTTTTCTATTTGTGGTTCACTAGGATTTACTAATGATGCCACTATTTCGGTATGTATTTTACCATTTTTGTCTTTAGTGTTAGCTGTAATAGTTGCGTGTGTCCACTCTCTAGTGCGTTCTATAGCAAATATTGTTGGCGTGTCGCGTGGCATTGTTGAGCCTTTAGGACGTCTTAATTTTTGCCATTGCTCTAAACTGATAAACACGTTTACGCTATTTACACACCGGTTTAGGTGATAGCGGATAATGTCCGCTGGTAGCATCGTTTCCATATCTGATAGAAGGTTATTTATGTCTCCATGACCTTCCGCAAATTTTGGGTTAGCGAGTTTTAGCCACTCTATAAATGTGTCTTTATCGTCCGGTATTTTTGCTTCGGGTGCTTCGTAAACAAAATATCCAAAACGATTTTCTAAAGGGTCGTCTAAAATTGCTTGCTCACCTTTAGCTTGTAAAGTGTTTAACAAAATACTAGTTTCGTCGCCAGCGGTTGTAATCATTACTAATATGGCATTATCGCGACCGCCTAAACCAGCTACCATTGCTTGATGTAAGTCCGGTTTCACTATGTGTACTTCGTCCATTAACCCAAGTTCTAAAGGTTCGCCTTGCATAGAGTCGCCGGACGCCGGAAATATTTCATATATTGAGCCTTCTAAAGACTTAATTCCTCTAGTTTCGGTGAGTTTTTTGAAGCGTTTTTTTAGAGCAGGTGTTCTATTTATAGCGTCCATTGTACGTTTATATAAAATTCGTGCTTGTTTTGCTCTAGATGCAACTCCGGCTATTTGGTCGCCCGGTTCACGTCGTAAACCATAGATGCCACAAGCCGCACCAAGTTCAGTTTTGCCGCACTGTCGAGCTATCAAAATTAGTACTTGTCTAAATCTTAACATGCCAGCTTTTGGGTGACCATCCGGATATACTTCAAACATATGGCGCAATAACCATTTTTGATAATTGTATAAACCTTGCTCGGGACGGCGTCCGCCCAATGCCACATCGAATACAGGTAATAATTTATCTATATCGCTAACAAAATTTTCGTCGCCAGTAAGTGAAGGTGTAAAGCGCACTGGTAAAGCTAGATTATCATAGTCGATTTTATAGTCCATTTTGTTCCATAAAAATATCTAACTGGTCACGTTCCACCGGCGGCAACTCTTTATCCGGTTTAGGTTCAACAGGTCGCCGCGATTCGAGCCGCAAAATCACTTTAGAAAATTGACTTAGCATAGTTCCATTAGTTCCATTGACATCTAAATCTTTTGCAATGTCTTTAGCCATATGAATCCACACCGCATCCAGCGGCGTCAAAAATTCTTCAATAGTAACTAAAAAAGTTTCAACAGCACTTGAATACTTTTGATGACTTCCCTTTTTTGGTGGCATATATAACTAATGATAGCATACTTATGTTTTATATTCATTCCCAGTAAAAATAAAAATGCAAGC